GTCTTCTAGGGAGTCAAACCAATTTTCATAAGTTTCTTCGTCACACATTTGAGTGAGACATACGAAACCAATGGCCGTAATAAGCGCAACAAAAAGCGCTGTTTCGGTCTCGAAAATGGCGGCATTCCCCATAGGGCCTGCCTTATGGTATACACGGATTTCTCCGTTGAGATTGTAAGTATCCGCACGACATAATAATAACTTATAATAAAGTGTGCGGCAATGTTCATTAGAGTGAGTGGAATTTAGCAGCGATGCCAATAGGCCTAGTGAAATAGTATCACTTGCCATGGACAGATCAAGCGTAGCTAGATCTATATCCGAGCGCGAGCCCAGATACGCTAGACGCCGATGGATGTCCGACAGCGTGTTAAGGTCTATCCCATATGAATTGAGACATGACCTCACATAGCTGCCAACGACATGTTGTGCAGCGATCCCACTAACCGTACCAACTCCAATAGTCCTATTAGACTTATCGTTCTTGGGAACCTGAAGTATAATATCAGGCTGAACAGGGGCACCTATAATCTTTGATAGAACATAGAGTGCAGTTTCGTCTTCCCAAAATTCAAAGGGATCGAAACGACTGTTCGGAATACCCCATTCTGACATAGTCTTGACACAGGGCTGCGGACTCTTGGTATTTACAACCTGAGCCGATCCTGGACCGAAATAGAGACATTCGCTTTTCTCAAAAGGACGATTGAAGATCTGATTTAAGACCTCCACGGCGTGATTTAACACGTCTTTCGTACTTTGATTGAGAGGCAGTTCGTCAATATTTATAGGACTAGGATTACTTCCAGTACCACCATACAGATCACTTGTAGTCTGATTAACCTGAGGATATAGCTTTTTGGCTACCTCAAGCGCCTCATCCTTCGTTACCCCCTCGGTTTTACCCAAGGTGAAGAAGCGATTTATCTGAAGACATCTATCTTCAGCGTCCTCAAACTTCTTAACGGTAACGGCCTCAACCGAAGCCGGATCCGTAGAGGGCACCTTTTTCATCACCGTGGCGGGATCAAACCCGCATGCGTTGGAAAGACGCTGAGCGCAGTTGATAAAAACATCAAAAGGCATTACGTCGTTATCCAGTGGATGAAGTCGGTTCGACAAGATGGTTTTCTTGCCTACTGCAGTTTTATCGCTTGCAGTTCGCGAATCGTCTTTAAAACTAGACATACATTTATCCCAAATAAACGTAAGGGACCTCCACAAAGCAACACTAATAAGGATTCTGCGCAGAAATAATCGCATCAGTAATGATGGAATTCTGCAATGCATTCACCAATAGTGTCAGGAGCGCCGTTATATCGGCAGCTGTCGCCACATTAGGCAGTACAGCGTCGACATTTAAGTAACTGGCTTTGTAAGAATTCACGTTGTTGATTGAAGTGTCAACAAACGGAAGATTCATCACAATCCGTACACGACGCGTATCTCCTGAGGTCTTATTTTTAGCCCCATCGAGATACAGCTTTGGCTGGAGTTTCGCACTGGCACCGGGAGCTAACCAGGTTATCTGGTTGCCCTCTTTTTCCGCCGGGGTGTAAACCCTAGTGTTGGTACCATCCGAAATGCTTATGGATGCAATTGCTGCCATAAGGTCCTCACTATACAAGTCACGGTTCCTGCTCTGGAACCACCGTCTATGTTAACCGCTGTGTTGCTAAAGCAGCGGAACTGATTACTCTCTTACACGTAAGTCCTACCTTTGAGCGAGCGATTAACTCGCCTAATTGCATAGGTCTCACTAATCCTGTTGCCTTAGTTCTTGAGAACTCAACAGCCTTCGGATTTCCACCTAAGGGAATCGTCAGTGTTGAGCCTGAACCAGGAAAGCCGTTCGCAAACTGCGTCGGGCAGTACCTGATCTGTTGAACGTGGTTTTCGGTTGTGTACTTCACAGAAT